GGTGTAGGGGGCCGGTCCGTCGTCCATGCGGACCGGCCCCCTACACCCTGGAAGGGGGCAGACATGGCAACCACGATGATCCAGAACCGTCAGCTTGTCCCGTCCGTGCCTCCGGGCCCCCGGCGCTACGGGCTGTTCGACGCGGCCACAGTGAAGGACGACCTGGACGCGCGCGCCATCGCAGCGGGGATCCAGTTCCCCGAGCTGGACTGCGGCCCGGCGCTCACCGAGTACGACGCGAACTGTGTGACGCACCCGGAGAAGGAGTTCCACGAGGGACTCGGATACACGGGCGGTGACCCGTACTGGCTGTACACCCTCCAGCGTTGCGGGACCGTCGGCCGCACCCCGCAGGAGGTGGCCGACTCCGTACGGCGCACCCTGGCCGGCGGAGAGCAGACCGCGGTGGAGTCGATCGTCTGGACCGGTGGAGAGTTCGCCACGGACCCGGCGCTCACCACGGCGGCCGACGTCGTCACCGTCACCCCGGCCGCACCGGGAGCGGGCGCAGCACTGGCCGCCCTGGAGGCGTCGTTCTATGCCGAGTACGGCTATCAGGGCACCGTCCACGTCAGCATGACGGCATACGCCGCCCTGGCCGACTACGTGGACCGCACCGGGGGCGCGGGTGTCCTGACAACCGAACTCGGCTCCAAGATGGCGTACGGCGCCGGATACGGGGTCACGGGTCCTCTCGGTGTTGCCCCGGCCGCCGGGTTCGTGTGGGCGTTTATGACGCCCAACGTGACGGTGCGCCGTTCCGAGATCATCGCGCCCGATGTTGTCCAGACCCTGGACCGGGCCGTGAACCAGTTCAACGCGCTGGCCGAGCGCGTCTACCTCCACACCTGGACGTGCGACGTCGTGCACGCCGTCCAGATTCCCGTAGCGGCGCCGCAGAGCAGCGCCGCACCGACCCTGGAGCCGTGAGATGGCAGAGCGAGACGGGTGGGCCACGGTCCCCCACGAGCGGGGCGAGGCGCAGACGGTGGCGCGCGCTCTGCTCAACCAGGCCGACAATCCGCGTGACGTGGTGTACCTCGCCGGTCAGAACGCGTTCTCCGTGCCCGACGCGGTGGCGGAGTCGTACCGCAAGTCCGTGACGACGCCGCGGCGGCGCGCACCCAAGAAGGAGACCGAGTAATGCCCAATGTCTGTGTAGGTCTCGCGCGCGGGCGCACGCTGCGTCTGACGCGACTGGACGAGTGCGGCGTCCCCCTGGAGGGGCCCGACTCGTCCTTGGTCACGGCCGGTTTCGTCCAGGTCGTGACGACGCCCGTGTACCAGGACGCGGAGGAGATCCAGGTCGTCAACGCGAACGGCCAGGCGTGCATCGACGACCAGGCGGACCCGGCGCTCCGGTGGCTCACCACGGCAATCACGCTGTGCAACATCAACCCGGCCGCCATCAACATCCTGACCGGTGACCCCATGGTGTCGGATGACGCGACGCCGACGGCCAACACGGTCGGGTTCCGCATCGACCAGGCCGTGACGGGCACCGCGTCGTTCGCGCTGGAGGTCTGGTCCGGCGTCCCCGGCCAGACGTGCGGTGTCGGGGGAAGCGAACAGTTCGGGTACTGGTTGTATCCGTTCGTCGTCCAGGGTCAGTGGGGTGAGTGGACCGTCGGCAACTCGGGTCTGACGCTGGCCATCACGGCGCGTACCGCCGGCGGCTCCGGGTGGGGTGTCGGTCCGTACGACATTCGCCGGGACTCCACGACTCCGGCGACGCTGGAGCCGCTCCTCTCCCCGATCACGGCCACGCAGCACATGCATTTCGAGACGACGACCGCCCCGATCCCGGTTGCCTCCTGCGACCCGGTGGCGCTCCCGGCCGCATAGGCTGTTCGGACCCCGCCCCCGTCTCGCGCGACGGGGGCGGGGTCCCATCCGAGAGGGGACGGAATGGCGCTCTGCGCATGGACGATCAGTACGGCGTGTGTCCCGGAGTGGGACAGCTACACGGAGGAACAGCAGGAGACGGCCGCCGAGTGGGCCACGGGGATTCTGGATGCCCTGACCGGGCGCCAGTTCGCACAGTGCCCGGTAGTCATCCGCCCGTGCGGGAGCGCCTGCGGGCGCCACGGCGGGTACCTCACGTTCCCGGTGGACAGCGCCGCGTCCTCCGGGCTCGGGGCGCCCTGGATGGTGCCGTACATCGGGCCGGGCGGCGTGTGGCGCAACTGCGCCTGCGGGGGGACGTGCTCGTGCCGGGCCCGGTATGAGGCGCGCCTGCCCGGTCCGGTGGCGGAACTCCTGGAGGTGAAGGTGGGAGGTGTCGTTCTGGACCCCGCCCTCTACCGCCTGGACCAGGACGGGACCGGCCCCGTTCTCGTCCGCCTGGACGGCCAGCCGTGGCCGGCGTGCCAGGACCTGGAGGCCGCGGACACCGAGCCTGACACGTGGTCGGTGCAGTACCGGCCGGGCCAGCCGCTCCCGGTCATCGGTTCCATCGCAGCCGGGGAGTTGGCCGGGGAGTTCGCCAAGGCCTGCGCCGGGGCGGCCGGCTGCGCCCTCCCGCAACAGCTGGTGTCGCTCTCCCGCAACGGGGTGGACGTCCAGGTCGTGGACCCGACCACCGTGCTGGAGAACGGGCTCACCGGCCTCCCGAACGTGGACCTCTTCATCCGGGCCGTGAATCCGCAGCGGCTCCAGCGCCGTTCCCGGGTGCTGTCCCCTGATCTCCTCCCGCCCCGCCGGGTGGTGGGGTCGTGACCCCGATCGAGACGGCGCAGGTCCTTTTGGCCTGCCTGAAAACGCGCCTGGACGGTGGCCCGAAACCGATTGCCGACGAACACGTCTGCCTCCGGTTCGGCCAGGAGGTCAACCCCTCACTGGGGACCGGCGTGGACGAGTGCTGCACCGGCCTGGCATGGGTGCGCGTCGTCGCCGTGAGGGGCCTGGACGACCCCTCCGACCCGGTGCGCAACGTGTGCACGACGACACAGCGCCGCCTCACCCTGGAGATGGGGACCGCCCGGTGCATCCCGTTCGGGACCGTGGAGGCGCCGCCCACGTGCGACCAGTGGACGGAGGCCGCCCTCCAGATGGACGCCGACCATCAGGCGATGGAGGCCGCCATATGTTGCTTTATCGACGCGGTGGAGGCGATGCCGTTCGCGCCCTTCAACGTGGCGGTGACGGACTACCAGCCGTTCGGCCCGGACGGCAACTGCCTCCGGGGGACGCTCCAGCTGACCATCGACTACGACTGTGGGTGTGGATCATGACGAGTGTGCGGGCGCTGCGGGCGCACGACGACAAGCTGACCGGCGACGTGTACGAGACGACCCGGGCGCGCGCCGAATCGCTGGCCGCTGCCGGACTGGTGGAGGTGGTCAAGGGTGGCACGCGTAAGGCTGGACCGAGCCGAACTCAATCGGACGATCAGGGGAGCAAGCCGGCGGGAGCTGGAGGCGACGGCGCGTCAGGTGGTGAACCGGGCCAAGATTCTGGCCCCCGTTGACACCGGGAGACTCCGGGCCAGTATCCGGATCGAAGCACGGAGGACACTGACCTTCCGATCCGTCTACACGGTGGGGTCGGACGTCGAGTACGCGCGCATGGTCCACGACGGGACCCGGCCGCACGTGATCCGCCCCAAGACGGCGAACGTCCTGCGGTTCCGGGTCGGTGGCCGATGGGTGTACGCCAAGGTCGTGCACCACCCCGGGACCAAGGCGCGCCCGTTCCTGGACCGGGCGGTGCGCGAGGTTGCCGGGGGCAAGGGATATGACATCCGCGGCGGATAGAGTGGTGACATGGACAACACAAAGGGCTCAAAGATGACACGCAGGGTGCGCATACCCTTCAAGGGCAAGACGCTGCGGAGTCTCCCGTTCGAGTCACACCATCTGGTCGCGCTCACCATGGCGCAGCAGCTGGCGGAGGGGCGCCGGAAGCTGGACGTCCTCCTCCGGATGCTCCTCCGTCTCCTCGGTGAGGCGGACTACGCCGTCGTGATGGACGCCTTCATGGACGGCGAGGCCGACATGAGCGACCTGACGGCGCTCCTGAACAACATCGTGGAAGCCACCAAGGCCTTGAACGAGGATCAGCCCGCCGCCCCGGCCGCCGATGTCCAGGCATAATCCCTACTCGCGTGCGCCCCTCCACATCGAACTCGGGGGAGTGTCAGTGGAGGTGGCGTACGCGCCCTCCGCGGCATGGGCCGGCGCGCTCTCCAGCGGGCACGGGCCCGTCACGCTGCTCACCGCACTCACCGATGCCGCCGCCGGGGACCGCATTCTCCACGGCCTGGTAGACGGCAGTCTCCACCTCCGGGACGTCCAGGAGGCGGCGTACGCGTTGCTGGCGGAGGCCACCCCGTACTCCTGGTGGAAGGCGGCACGTCTGCTGACCACGGCGGGCACGGACGTCATGGTCGGGAACCTCGCGCTTGCGGGCGTGGACCCCTGGAGCGTGTCGGCGTCTCAGCTGGCGTGCACCGTTTACGTCCTGATGACCCGCAACCTGGACGTCTCCAAGAAGTTCCAGATGGACGCGGAGCTGGACAATCCGCCGGCCGGGGTGGTGGACGGCTCGTGGATGAGTGACCAAGACTTTGACGCACTGGTGGCGCAGGCGCGCAACGCGCCCGGACAGGGATAGGGGAACGGCCCGTGGCATCGCAGGCAGAGATAGACCTGATCGTCGATGCGTCGAACACGCTCCCGCAGCTGTCGCGCGACTTGGACCGGATCGTCCGCGTCGCGCAGGACGGCGCGGACACCATCGACGTGGACGCCGCCCTGGCCACGGCCGAGTCCCTGGCGCAGCTGTCCGCGGACCTGGACCGGGTGGTGGCCGCTGCCGCCGACGGTGCGGATGACATCGACATAGACGCGGTGCTGGACACCACGCGCACGGTCGCGCGTCTCCAGGAGGACCTGTCCGACGTCATCGCGCGCGCGCAGAGCGGGGCGGACCAGGACCCGGTGCGGCTCGGGGGCGTTCTGGACGGTGCGGCCACGCTGCTCTCCGTACGGGACGACCTGGACGACGTGGTGCGGCGCGCGGAGGCGGCGGCCGATGACATCGACATAGACGTAGACATCGACACCGACTCGATCAGCCGGCGCCTGCGCAGACTCGTCCCCGACCTGGACGGGGTGGGCCGGTCGGTGGGCTCCCTGGCCGGGACACTCGGTCTGGTCACCGCGGGGGCAGGCGCCGCAGGCGTGGCCATTGGGGGCGTCGTCCCCATCGTGGCCGGTCTGGTCACCTCCCTGGAGAACGTGCTCCCGGCGGGAGCGCTGGCCGTCCAGGGGATGTTGGCTGTGAAGCTGGCGTCCGGCACGGTGAAGCTGGCGATGATGGGTGTGGAGGACGCCATCACGGCGGCGTTCGACCCGGACGCCGACCCCGCAGAGCTGGCCGAAGCCATGGAGAAACTGGCACCGGAGGCGCAGAAGTTCGTCAAGTCTCTGATCGGTCTGCGGAAGGAGTTCAAGGACCTCCAGCTGGACGTCCAGAACCGCCTGTTCAAGGACATGGACGGGGCGGTGAAGACGCTCAACCGGTCCGCCCTCCCGCAGCTGAGCAGCGCCCTGCGCACCACGGCCGACACGTTGAACGACATGGCCATGGGCGCGGTGAACGCCGCCGCAGAGCTGGCCGCAGACGGGACGCTCGGGAAAGCGCTGGACGGGGCCACCACGGGGCTGGAGAACCTCGTGGAGATACCCGGCCAGGCAACGACCGCGTTCGGCCAGCTGGCCGCCGCTGCGGCCCCCGCGTTCGACCGGGTGACGCAGGCCGTGGCGCGCGTCGCGGACAGCGTGGCCAAGGACCTGGACCGGGCGTTCAAGTCGGGCGCGCTGGAAGACTCCATTGACGACGCGGTGGACGCACTGGCGCAGCTGGGGCGCATCGGAGGGAACGTCCTCGGCACCCTGCGGAACGTCCTCGGAGCCGCCTCCACGGAGGGGGACGGCCTCTTCGGGACGCTCGAAAAGATCACGGGTGCACTGGAGGAGGCCACCGCCAGTGAGGGGTTCCAAG